ATAATCCAATCCGCTATGCGGATTGATATTCTTTGTGGTCAATGACCGATAACCATTTGAAAGCGCACCCTACGGGTGCGGATTTAAAGGTTCGTCGGTTTATACCGTTGAAGATTTAAAACCGAACGCCCTTAGGGCGTTCCATTTGAAATCATTGGCGGTATCTGACCAGCGGAAATTTCAAATGGAACATTTGAAATTTCCGCTGGTTTAAATCGTGTTTTTTTTCCAGTTTCACAGTATTCCTGAATTATAGGTTGTGTTTTCTATTATCTTACCTATTGTAGTGTCGCGTTCCGCGCTCGGAAACAAATTCCTCTTGATGTTTAGACATTTCTTCCGCTTGCTTAAAAAAAATCAGAATCTCCGTCTTTGTATTCCTCTGCACTATTCTGATTTTCTTTCATGAGAGTTTGTAAGGTTCTCTTTGTAACTTCGGTGATTCCTTTTTTTTCAAGCAAGCGGAAGAACCTTCCTTGTCCCACTCATTGTTTTCTTTACACCATTGCGCATTTCTCACAAGTTATGAACGTAGTAAAGAAATGCGCAATCAGCATCACCTTCCACACTCATAACAGCCCTTAGCTTCGCAGAAGTGGGCGTTTTGAATGTGCAAAGGTGTAATATATAGGGTCTTTCGTTTTTTATCACTACAATGAATGGGACGTTTATTCTGACCCAATTCTTGTAAACTCTCAATGAATAACTTGGAAATCCCTTTATTCTTCTTTTTCTTTTTTTAGTTGCTCTATTTCTGGTGTAAATAATGATAAACGAGATAAACTTATACAATCTAATATCATACCCGTAGACGGAACCAGTGCCTTAACCATATCTAAATGAAACTCATTTACACCAAACTCTATTATATGTATGATTACATCCTTTTCTATTTCCTTCATTGCACTTGTTGTAGTCAAAAGTTTACCACAGGGTTCGTTTAGATTTGATACTCGGTAGGTTCCATTTTGTTTCAATGTATATTCTCTTTTGCTACCATCGTTGTTATATAATAAATTCATGTTTCGAACAAAATACTTATTATATAAATATAATATATTTAATCAATTTTATAAAAATGTGTGTATTTTTCATAAAATTGATATTTATGTCGTGTTAAGTTATTGTACCTAAAAAATATGTCTCCAATCGCGCCTTTACAATTTTATAAAAAATCCTCACTTGGAGGACCTGGTTCTGCTTTCGAACCAGTAAAAAAAACACAATCAGTAACCAATGTAGAAACAATTGTATCAATTCGCAATGAAAGAAAAATGGCGTTTCTCGGCATACGAACACTATTTCGCACAAATAAAACTCATAATATATCTACATAGATTTAAGGTAAGCGTTACATTTATCAAATAATAAAGATACTCCATTTGGATTAGAATCGTTTATAAACTCGTTTGGTCTGAGTTCCGTATTTCCCTTAAACCAACATAAAATTGCTGGAATACCATTGACTATTCGCTTAGTCTTGAGACTAGCATATACATCAAAACATTCATCAATATCAATTTCAATAATAGAAACGGAATTTCCCCAAGTATTCGATAATTCCGTCATTTTTTCATTCGCAATATCTTTGATTTTCTTACAAGGACCACACCAAGTTGCGCCCATTTTTACAACTAATATTCCAGGGTTCTCATTAATTAATGTTTGAAGTCCAGAAATTCCATTTATCTCACCTTCGAATATAGACATATTATTATAGAGATTGTATAATATTTATATTGTTTGGTTATTCAATTAAAAAAATAGATATTATACATATATATAATGTCGGGTTCTCAACATAACCTAGATATAAGTAAATATAATTTTGATGAAATACTCGCGTTGTTTGATATGGATTATAATATGAACACAGATGATATGAAACGAGCGAAGAAAAAGGTGCTAATGACGCATCCGGATAAGTCTCGTTTAGACCCCAAGTATTTTTTATTCTATAAGAAAGCATACGAATTCGTGGTGAATTATTATAATGAACGGATTAAACATGAAGAACGGAGTAATAGGAAAAGCACAGCATATACACCTTTGGAGAACCAAGATGTGGGTCAGGAACAAGTGTCTGGCATAATAGGTAAAATGAATAAAAAGGATTTCAATTCAACATTTAATGATTTATTTGAGACGAATATGGCGGTGAAACCGGACGAGAGTCGTAATGATTGGTTTCGCAGCAGTGACGCTCAATACTCGAATGTTCCAAATGTAACCAAAGATAGTATGGGTAAAGCATTCAACCAAATTAAACAACAACAAAGTTCTCTGGTTCGGCATACTGGTGTTCAAATGATAACCAGTTCCGGTGGAACAAATTTATACGGTAATTCGGACGATGTCTATGCGACGTCGGACCCATTTAGTAAATTAAAATACGACGATTTACGAAAAGTTCATAAAGACCAGACGGTATTGACCGTTAGTGAGAGTGACTATGATACTATCAAGAAATATAAATCGTTGGACCACTTAACGCAAGAGAGAGGGAACCAAGATACCACTCCATTATCATCTAAGGAATCAGAAGGCATAATCAGTCGTCAACAAAGAGAACACGAACAAATGATACTACGAAAACAACACGAATCAAATATCAAAGCAATGGAATACGAAAAGAAAAATAAAAATGTAATCGGTAGATTCCTACAATTACAGAGATGATTCTATTCATCATTCGACTGGTGTATAATAGTAGATTTAGTAAGTTGTGATTTCATATCATTCGTTTCACGTTCCATTGCGTCGACCCTGTTAATTAAAGCTTCGAGTTGTCGCTTTAATTCGTATATATCACCATTTTCTGTCTGAACTGATGTGTTTTTTACTTCCATCATTTCATTTGATTCAATAACAGGGTTTGATTCAATAACAGGGTTTGATTCAATAACAGGGTTAACACTCTTACTCATCAATTCAACTGGTGGTTTGGGTATATCCAGTTTACGTTCTCTCAATTGTTGTTGTATGAGTTCGTCCATATTTTGAATTTTATCATCATCAATGGGCTCTTTAAAATTGGGTTCCTGTGGAATAATTCGTTTGTGCATATCATTATAATTATTCTGAAGGGTATCATAATTACTCTGATACGATACAGATCGTGGTTCCAATCTATCATTTATTGGTTCGTTCAAGGCAGGTTCTCTTGTAACACGTCCTTTCAAATTATGAATCATAAATCTCAATGTAGACTTATTCAGTTCTAACAATTCACTATTACTGAGGATTTTATTAGAATTTTCACTATATACATTACCGATAATTTCGCGGAACCAAATCGGTTGTTGTTCATATGTAAGTGTCTGACTAAAAAGTGGGTTTTTTTGTATAGTTCTCCATAACATTTCTTGATTTGAAGCAGTAATATAAGAAGACATTTGATATAAATAAATACTATACGTGTTTAATATTGTATTTATTCTTAATATATAATTTACCAGTGATTTTTGAAAAAGTAAATAGAACTTAGAAATAAGAAGATGGTCATTGAACGATATAGCATTCGTTCATCAATATAATTATACATAACAAGATACGAACCCAACCATATACCAAATAAACTACCGACGATTACAATAATAGTGGGAATCCAGTCTATGTGTTCTCTATAATTTATAACTCCAGCAATGGATTGTGGTAAAAGTTGCATTACCATTATAACTGCTATAACTTGCTTAATTTGTAAGCCCGTCATTATTAACAACGGAACAGTAACAATTCCAGCACCCATCCCAATTGTTCCCATTGACATTCCTGCAAGAAGGCCAATAAATGCGTATGCAATATATAGAAGCATGTTTTATATTATAGTTATATTTAGTTTTTACATATCTTCAAAATTTCACTAGATGTTCGTAACCCAGATAATATTACTCCCGCACCAATTATAATAACATCATAATCATACATATTTATATATATAACGATATTTATCTAGATATGGTTATTATTACGAAAATTATGCTGATATGCCGTCTGATAATTTATGATAATTATATTTTTGGTTTTCGTCTGTTAAATTAACATTGTATTCATCTATTAATCCAACACCGAATTCATAATTACTATAATCGTCTGGGGGTAACATATCTGACAGTGATAGATTTGGCGACATCTTATCTTTTATGCTTGATATACCTTTCATCATATTACCAATACCTTCACCCATTTTATCTTTTATATCACCAATGCCAATATTGGGTAAGAATGTGGCTACTTTACCCAACCTATACGCAATCATTGGGTCCGGTTTCATTGCTCTCTTTAATTCAATTTCCATTGCGAAGTAATATTCTAACCACTTAGTAGTTTTTTGCATATCATCATTAAACGCCTTAATTATCTCTTGGTTTAACTTATTAAGTTTTTCAATATTAGAAGCATTGAATATTTTATCGAGTTGTTCACTAATTTTGTTTGTATTATTTAGTTCGGTCATAAATGTAGTTAGAGAATTATAAAAATTGTCAAATTCTCCGGATTTACCATCATTAAACGCTAGACTTATAGCGTTGTTTAACTTATTAATTTCTGCATCATTAGAAGCATTGAATATTTTATCGAGTTCTTTACTAATATTGTTTGTATTATTTAGTTCGGTCATAAATGTAGTTAGAGAATTATAAAAATTGTCAAATTCTCCGGATTTACCATCATTAAACGCCGTAATTATCTCTTGGTTTAACTTATTAATTTCTGCATCATTAGAAGCATTGAATATTTTATCGAGTTCTTTACTAATATTGTTTGTATTATTTAGTTCGGTCATAAATTCAGTTAGAGAATTATAAAACTTGTCAATTTCTCCAGAATTAACATTATTAAACGCTAGACTTATATCTGGGTTTAACTTATCTTCGTAATCCTTTATATGTTTCATAATTTTAGACACTTCCTCATAGTATTCTGGTAGTTCAAGCACAACATCTTCTGGCGCAACTCCTTTATTTTCACTATTTCCAGTACTAATCATTAGTATATTTATCTATATACTATTAAGATTAAAAACCGCGTATATTTTTACAATTGTGGAATATAACTAAAAGTTCCATTATCATAAATAGTGGCATTAAATGTGCTATTATAACCTTCAACATAAATCTGGTCCCCGTTCATTATTGAATCACACCCATATTCGGAAGTGCAACTCTTACCCTTTACACTAACTGGTAATTTCGTATTTACCATACCAGTGTTGGATATAGTATAGTATTGCCATTTATCCCGACCGGCCATATGTCTACGTCCCATTAAAGGTAATATAAGGGTTTCTGGACCACTATTGGTTAAAATACCAACCTGTGAATAACTACTGACTACACCACGCGTTTCTATATTGACAGGAACTTGTATTGGTGGAGGGACACCGCGTATATCACCAGAATCGCTACGAAAATATAATCCATCATTCTTCAATGGAGGTGCGTAAGGGTCGTTAAATGTATCTCCGCGAGTAGTAACGCTTATAAGATTTGGTTGTCGAACAACAAGTGTTTTGATTTGTTGTTTTCTTTGACGCGCATATTGATTATAAAATATAGTTGATAGAAGAATAAAAATAGCGACTAAAACAAACAAAGTCATATTTTCAATACAAATAACACCAGGAGCGCATTTTCGAGGCATATGATTATATAGTAAAGATAGATATAATCATAAAATTAGGAATAATATTTCGGAAACGGTTCTATTCCTCCAATATTAAAACAACCATCAATTTTAAATTTCGGGTTTACACTGTCTATTACCTTTATTAACGCCCCCACCACATTGGTATTTTTGTATAACCTCTCTCTATTATCGCCTGTTATTTTAATATCTCCGATAAATGGATATCCTAGAGCTTTCCCGATGTAAATCGCAGGTCGTAAAATTAGATTCAATATCACATCAATAATTATATACTGAAAAAATTTCCAAAACGAATCAAGAATCCAGAATACAAAACATTTTGGGGTCTCGAAAAAATACTTAGTAATCAATACAACAGTTTTAGAACACCATTCAAATACCAATTTTAAATATACGGCGAGACATAATACCGTTCGTATAAAATCTTCAATATTCCTAATAGGTCTGAGAATAAAGTTTTTCAATGCATTGATAGGTTTCATAAAAGTATCTGTAACTTTTTTGGTAATTTTTTTTGTTACCTTTTTAATGATCCCACCAATCCCACCAATTTTTTTTTTTGCTTTTTTTACTACCGATTTTG